TAATGCAAACATATTACTCCTATGATAATGTTAAGGCTAGATTTCTTCCAACCTCTAACCATTTGCTTCCGTTATATCTAAAATTGAACATATCCCCAAGATTTGCTGTTGTTGTTGCTGTCGGAGCTGTGTCCGATGCGAACTCGAATACGGCATTCCATGCAATTGTTCTACTACCTGTACCATCTTGAATACAGACAATAGATATAAATTGACCTGTTGTTGGATTAGTTGGTGCATCAAAGGTTACGTTATTTGTTAATGTTACTTTAGCTACTGGTGATGCTCTAACATCCCAATCTTGCGTAGTATCAAATGTTAATGTAGCTTCTTCAATATAAATAGCACCAGTAATTTTTGATAAATTATTAGCATCAGCTGTTAAAGTTTTAGAAGCAGCACTTGTACCTAATGTTGTAATATCATTATAATTTAGTTCTGCTGTTGTAGCTGTGCAACCATCCATTTTATTTAATTCTGTAGCTGTAGCAGAACAAACAACATCTTCATTAATTTTAGGTGAAGTTAAAGTTTTATTAGTTAAAGTTTGTGTACCTGTTAAAGTAGCAACAGTAGAATCAATATTTACTGTAACTGTTCCAGATGTTCCACCACCTGATAAACCTGTACCAGCAGTAACTCCTTCAATATCTCCAGAACCATCAGCACCAGAATAACTAAAGTGTACCCCAATACCATCTGTATTTGAAAATGTTCCGCTTGAAACTATATGAGTTACTGGAACTTTAGTATAACCACTTGCGTCTGTAACAGCTCCCGATACTTTAAAAGTTGCGTAAGTAGATGCTGTACCTTCTTTAGTAATAGTTACAATACCTCTTGCTGTTGAATTAGATACATCATCCCATGATTGAACATAACCTGATATATCTGCCGAAGCATCGTCTGCATCATCTACATATAAAATAGAAACTGAACTTACAGTTCCATTGTTAAAAGCTACTTTACCTGCACCTGGATCAGCATCACTTGTTGCCGAACTCCAAGTCATTGAAAGTTGTGAGTTAGTACCAGCAGCTCCCGTAGCACCTGTTGATCCTGTGCTTCCAGTAGAGCCAGTTGAGCCTGTGTCTCCTTTTAATCCTGTTCTTGTAAAGTGTACTGATAATTCATCAGCAGCACTAAAAGTATTGTTACTTGCTAAGTGAGCAACTGTAATTTTGTTGTAACCACTAGCATCTGTTACCGCAGCAGTAATTTTAAATCTTGCGTAAGTTTGACTATCGTTAATATCTACAATGTGTAAAAATCCTTTAATGGTAGAAGTTGATCCACCCCAACTTTGAACATCTGTTGCTGTACTAGCACCATAAGCATCCGCATCATCTATATATATTTCTGTAGCCGATGCGTAAGTACCATTATTAAATGCTATTTCTCCAGCACCAGGATCGGCATCTGAAGTTCCTGTATCAAATTTATAATAGTAACCTGGTATTGCACCATCTTCACCAGATGCTACAAAAGAAATAAATACTTTATCATCATTAGCAAAAGTACCAGCACTATCAATATAAACTAAACTTATTTTTGAATAACCACTTGCGTCTGTGATTGCACCAGTTACTTTAAATACCATCCAAGTATCTAATGTATTTGCTTTTGAAATTCTTATTCTACCTCTATTGGTATCATTGCCTGTTACATCATCCCAGCTTTGTACCCATGCTGAAACATCTGTTCCATTAAATTCTAAATCATCTATGTACATTATGGTTGCACTAGATATTGTTGCATTGTTTAATCTAAATTTTCCTGCTCCAGGATCTGCGTCAGCAGTAGTTGTTGAATATTGAAACATTGCTGAATCTCCACCAGCAGGTAGAAAGTCTGCAACTGTTGTTAAATTACCAGAGCTATCAAATCCTAAAGTTTTAGATGCTCTTGTTGTAGCACCATCTGTAAATTCTGGTGTTGTAATTGTATTTGTTCTTGAAACTTTAAACGATCTATCCAACTCTTCTTGCATTTGTTGAATGGTCATTGTTGCACGATCCAAACCCTCTTCATGGCTCTCCGCAGGGAATGGATCATTAGCAATATAATCTATTGCTTGGGTTTGCGGGACTTCTCTAATCATCACTACAGTTTCTGTAGCTGTGGGAGTGTTTCCTGATGTGAAAGTTATTGAGCCACCACTAGCATCACCTGCTCCTGCAACTGTGTAGTGGGTTGTTATAGTCTTAGTTGTTTCAGTTCCTGTTGAGGATCTTATGATAACTGATAAATCTGAATCTGCAAATATCTTAAACGGATAGGTAAAGTTAGTTGTACTACCATCACCTGCTGTTAATTGTCTTACTACTGTTGAAGATATTGTCATAGTTATTACTCTATATAATTAAATGTCATAATTATCAATACCATATTATTATGGTAATAGTACATTATTTTCTTCTTTTTGGTTTAATTTTCTTTTTCCTAAATATCCATACTTTTGTTTTTTTGCATCAATTAATGCTTCTTTAACATCAGGATATTCTTTAATCATTTTAGCATAAGCTGCATCTTTATATGCCTTAAATACTTTTTTAATTATCATTTCTTTACCACCATCAAAATTAACATCTCCTTCTTGTAAATTTTTATAAAAAGTTGAGTTCATTTGATTAATTATTTCTTCTTGAAAAGTTCTTCCATTTATTTTTGTTTTACCTATATTTTCCATCATAAAGTCATAAGCTGATTGTTTTTCTTTTTTAAATTCAGTTAAATCAACTATTCTATTTTTAATTTTTTGAGGTGGTAATAAAGCAATTCTTAATCTTGCTATTTCAAAAGCTACAGGATTATCTTTAACATCTATTTGTCTACCTACAAGTGATAGTCCTTGCAGTAATGAAGAAAAAGAAATAATACCCTCTGGATTAAAATACAAACTACTTGGTGTTTTTTCTATAGGCTCTCCAGTAATAATATCCCTTCTAGGTTCTAAATATTTTTCTCCTAATCCTGCTTTGGCTAAAATTTGATCTACAAACCCTCTAGTTTCATAAGCTGTTTTTTCAGGTTCTAATATACCAGGAATACCTTGATTTCTTAAAGAAGCATAAGGTATTAAATTACCCACGACACCCCCTACAAATCTTTCTACTTTATTTTCTGTAGGATCTCCAATTAAATTAGCAACATCTGAAATACCTCTTAAATAAGTTTTGTTAGCACCATTTCTCATAACTGTTAAAATAGCTGCTGTAAGAATACTCTCTTTATCTTCATCATTAATGTTAGCTAAATTTTCTTTAATATCAGCTATCCATCCAAAAATCATAAAACGAGGATCCATTCTATTGTATTGTTTGTAAGTTATTGTTCCATCTTTATTTTTTTGTGCAATAGAATAAGGTTGCCAACCATTAGCTAACCAAGTTTTTTTAATTTGAAAATTAGATGGTCCATTACCTGTTATTTTTGGAAAAAAATTTCCATTCTTATCTTCAATATCTTCAGTTGCTAGATGAAATCCATAGAATACAATAGCTGTTCCAAACATTTGTCTACCTAATACTTCAGCTCTAGCTCTTCTGTCTCCACTTCTCCATAAAGTTTGATTTTGTTTTGTAAAAACTCCTAGTCCAGGAATACGATTAGACATATGTCTCCAAAGATTGGTAGGTGTTCTAATAAACGGAGCCATAAATCTAAATTCAGGAGAGTTATTTAAAAAAGTTTGTATTTTAGCTCCCCAATCTAAATAAGAGCCACCTCTTAATGTATTCGTGTAACTTGATTCTCTTGCATATTGTAAAGCAGCTTCATTAATAGAACTATCTTTAACATTTGCATTTCCATTTTTAGTAAAACCTTCATCAAAAATTCTTTTAATATTAGCTTTACCTTCTTTTGAACTAATAACTAAACCTCTTTCCATCGTATTTTCTAAAGCATTAGTATAAAGTCTACCTCTATAATTAGATTGTTTTAAAAATTCATCGCCTGTCATTAATAATCTTGATGGTAATTCTATAACTTTACCTACCCAATCTATTGCTGTACCAGCACTACCATCAAAACCAAGATTAGCACCACTAATAGGTCTAATAGCTTTTCCATTTACAATTTCTAAATTGTCTTGTGTTCGAGCAAGAGGATCAAGAATAGCATCTCCTTGTTTTAAAGCTAAATGAGTTGCTTTAACAATATCACCCATGTGCATCATCATTCCTGAATATTGTGCAAAACCTAATCTTATGGCTTTAGCATCAGCTCTTACAATTCCACCTGTAATTTGTTCTAAAGGTCTAATAAGAGTTTCGTAAATACCAGACTTCATGTTAAGTGCTTGTGTGAATACACCAGACAATAACGAGTTAATATATGCAGAGTTAAATGCTTCTATCACTCTCTGACCTTTTGATTTTGAAACAGCATTAATAACTTCTTCTAAAGGTGCATCTTTTATTAATTTAGCCATCGTTACAGAATCTCCTTCAAAATTTTTAATAATGTTTGCCATTTTTTCTACATTTAAAATTTTACCTTCTGATCTAACAACTTTAATATTACCAGCTTGAGTAACTCTAGCAGCACCTCTAATTTGATTTTTAAGAGCTACCACAGTATTTCTAACTATTTCAGATTGCAAAGCCACTTCTTCTTTTGCTTGTTTAGTCCATTTTGATGTATCATTACCAAATTGTTTTACATATTTTTGTGATGTCTCTCTTAATTGAAATGCTAGTTCTTGTAAAATTTGTTTTGATGCAATCATTCTAACTGTTGCAGTTTTAGCTCTTTCACCTTCTTTAGGTAATGCTTTTAAAATTTCACCTTTATCTCTTGACATTAATTTTGCTAACTCTTCAGCTTCAGCATTTTTTAAAACATCATTCTGTAAAAAATCTTTAGTAGTTTCATCAAATCGTTCTGCAACATCATCAATAGTTTTTAAAACTTGAGCAGAATTTTTAAGTGATTTTGTATTTAATATTTTTTTAATAAAAGATTCTGTTTCTGCTTTAGCTTCTTTCTTACCAATATTTAATTTTTTTAAATATTCTTTCATGTTAATAGCATCATTGTTTTCTGCTATTTTTTTATATACTTTTTTAGTTTTCTTGCCTTTTTTAAGATCACTAATAGCTTCACCAGTTTCTTTATAAATCTTTTCTTTCTCTGCAAAATCTTTAGTTGCTTTTGCTTTTTTAAAGGCTTTAAGACCAAACAATATTTCAAATGGTCCACCAATAAGCATACCTTCAAGTACATTTTTTAATCTACCTTCCATTTCGGTATCATCTTCATCGGTTGCTAAATATTGAGTAACTGCGTTATTTAAAACATTACTATCAAATTCAACTAACATATCTGCCAATCTTCCTTCATTAGGATCAAAGACAGTAAGATCAGAAACTCCCCCTGCTGCCATACCTCTTAATCCTGTTTTTACAATTCCACCACCAAGACCTACTGCTTTAAAAAATTTATTAGGTCCTATAAATCCTGTAACAAATCTTGAAGCACCTTCTGTCATATTTTCTGCTAATCCTTCAGGTTTGTGGAATATAGGTAATTGTCTTTTTTTAGAATATTCTTCTGCTTTCCATTTAGAAGGAGAAATAAATTGTGGAATAAAATCTTTAAATGTAACCTTTCCATCTTTATCTCCAAATTCAAGTCCACCTAATGAAATTATATTTTCATCCATAAAATCCGCAGTTTCTTCAACAGCATTAACAACACCTTGACCAGCAGACAAACCCAAACGACCAGCTTTCTGCCAAAAATTAAAATCTTTTTCATCAGGATTAGGAATTAAACCAGAATTAACAGGTTCTATTTTTTTAACACCATCATTATGTGTTTTAAAAAAATCTAATGTTTCTTGATTTAATGGAGTATCTGCCACAATTAACCTTGTTGCCTTGATTTAAGAATAGGAACATAATCATTCATAAAAGCACCAACATCAGGTTTACCATTTTCTTGAACATAACCATTTAATTTTGCTAATGTTTTTAAAATATTATCTGCTTTTGGATCAGCTTTATAGGCTTCATAAAATTCTTCTACTTGCTCTGTCTCTCTAACAATATTAAATTTATTATCAGTTAAATTAAATGCGGTTACTTTTTCTATATCTATTTCTTCATACTTATCAATAATATTCATTCTTAATTGTCTTGAATATTCTTGCTGCTCTGAAAAAGTAGCATCAGGATTAGCTGATGTATAATCATCAATTCTTTGATCGTATTCTGATCCTGCTTCAAATGCTTTTTCTTTATTAGCTGCTTTATTAAAAGAAGCATCAAAAGCATTATAAAATGTAGCTTCTAATATTTTTTTTTGTCCAGCAGAATAATCAAAAAAAGAATTACCTTGTACTATTTTTTTAACTTTATCTTCATGCCTAATACTTTCTGATAAAACTTTTTCTTTAAGTTGCGTAAATGTTTGTTCTCTTTTACCTGAAACAACTGCACTACCATTATATCTTTTAAATTTTTCTAACTCATTAGTTAATCTAATCGCTTCATCATAATCAGCATTAGGATCACCCTCAACAGCTAAAGAATTAATTTTAGCAACATAAGAATCATAAATAGATTTATTAAAATCTTCATTAGATAAAAAAGAATCACCTTTTAATGATTGATCTAAATTATTAATTTGTTGCTCAGCATTAGGTAAACCAATAAAAGAATCAGCATCAGCTAACAATAAAACAGAATCAATAGCTTCTTTTCTTTTTTTAAGATCAGTTTCTCCAAGCATATGTTCTTTATTGAACTCTTCAGCTTTACGATAAAATTCTTGTTTATATTTAACTTTTAAAATAGGGTTATCTGTTGTTTTATATTTATTAACACCAATATTTATTTCATCATTATAAACTCTTATGCTTTCTTTCTCATATGCTTTAAATGAATTAGTTTTTAAATGATAAATACTTTCAGAATTTTCTAAATCTGCACCTTGTTTAATTAATTCTTTAATTCTTCTATTTTTAACAGTTGATAAAGTTTGTTCTAAAATAGGAGTAAATTGTGTTTTATAATTATTAATAGCATCTTCGTCATTAATATTATCTTTTTGTGAATGAATAATTTTATCTTGCTCTGCTTTTAATTCTAATAATTTTTTATTTGCTTCTAATTTTTCTGTGTTATCTCTTTTTTTAATAGCATAATTAGTAAGTTCATTAGCAGCTGGAACTAATGCAGCAGCTATAGTTGATCTAGGAGAAATTTGAATACCTGTTTTAACTCCTGGTCCTTCAGATATAACTCTTCCTTCTGTATTATATGTTGGTATTTTAGGCATAATTATCCAAACGCTTTCAATAAACTTGTTCCTGCTTGAGCATAATAACCTAATTCTGCTGCTCTAGCTTGATTTCTTGCTACTTGTCCTTGCATCCTTGCAAAATTTGCTTCTTCAAATTTTCTAACTTTATTTATTTTTGCATTATAATCTATAATATCTTTTTCTAATTCTGCATTTTCGGCATTAGCTCTTAATATTCTTAAACCTGATCCAGATAATTCTACACCAGATTTTAATATAGCAGTTTTTGTTTCCCCTTGAAATTTTGCAAATTTTTTATCAAATTGAGCAAGATCAAATTCTTTTTGTTTTTCAATTAATTCACCTTCTTGCTCTGCAACTTGAGCATTACGATTCATTATTAATTGATTAAATTTACCTGCTGCACTCGCTTGTTTAGCTGCAACAATTTGCGTTGCTGCCGATATATATGGAACTGCTGGTGCTAAAGGTGCTAAAAAACTCATTAAAAAATCCTCGCATATCTGTAATGATGTGAGCCATCAAAACCATAGTGTTTCATTAAACCCTCTTCCTCTAATCCTAACCACTTTGCAAATCTTAAACCTTTATCAAAATCAGCTCTTATCGCAGTTTGAACTCTTTTTATATTGTGTTCTCTTGCAAGTCTTGTAAAATTTTTTTTAATTGCTCTTGCTACCAAAAGAGGATGTTGCCAAACTTTATGACTTGCGAGTACCCATCCTTCTGCAACACCATCCCAAATAATTTTCATACCAGAAGAAGCAATAGGCTCATCATTAACGATACAAGTGTAAGCTAAACCTTTTTGTTCTAGCTCCATCGCTTCTCCGTCAAATTTTGCATCTTGATCCATAAGTACATGATTCATTTGATTGGCTAAAATAATCTTACCATGTTTTGCAATGTAAGGCACTATATGTAGTATATTATCCGTCATTTGTGGCTAACCTTGGGTATAACGATAAAATAGTAAAAGGTAAAGGTTGAGTTTGTCTTACAAAGATAAACCCATCTGTTTCATAGTTACCTCTAAATTCAACTTGTTTGTCTCCTGAAAATGGTGGAATACCCTCATCCATAAGATCAGCAGAACTTCTAAAAGGTATTCTTTCTAAATCATTTAGATTAGGTCCCACCTCTACACCTATAGTTTCAAACATTCTAACTGTAATATCGTAAATTCTTTTAGTCTTACCTTGAGATGTTCCATCTTGAGATCCTGCATCTAATCTCATGGTTTGTAATAAAGAAGTATAATTTAATCCAACCTTAACATTTTTAGAAGAACGATCTAAAGTAATAGATCCACTTGCAACTGTTTTATCTGGGTGCGTTGCACCATCAGCTAATATTCCAACAGCCTGTCCTTCAAGGTGATCTAAACCTGAAATTGTTGTAACTGCTGAACCGCTATAACTTAATGCACTATCTAAAAAATTAAATGTTGTATTGTCGGTTTCATCAAAATCAAATACATTTAAGTATTCTACATATCGTCTTGTTATTCCATTAACTGTTCTTTTAACAATAACCCAAACTTGATACTCGGTATCATCAGTAGGTATAACAGAAACACTTTCACATACGGCTTTACCCTCATTAGTTTTTGCTAATCGAGTAGCATCGTCTAAAGATTTAATTGTTAAAAATCCTGTAGATGATGGAGATGTTTCTGTAATCGTAACAACATTACTAGAAACTGTTGCTGTAAAATCAGAATCAGCATCTATTAATGTTTTTAAGTTTGTTGCTGTTTGATTATTACTTGTTGCAGTATGAAATTTTCCAGTTGTAGAAGATGTAGCGGATGTAAAGGTTGTAGTTGTTCCATCTACTTTTGTTAAAACAATTCTTGTACCATTAGCTATATTTGCATAATCAGTAACTGTGATTGTTGCATTACCAAATCTTCCACCAAAAATATGTCTATGCCAAGCAGTTACTTGCTGTTCTCTTTGATAAGTAAACCCTACTAATTCGCCATCACCTCTTACTCCATAAATAATTTGATTCGGCTCTTGTTGATAAGCAATTTGTGTTAATCCACCTTCAGTAATATGCTCAGCAAGAATAGTCATATCAGGTGCAATGTAACCATCCACATCAAAGTTATAAGCTAGTTCTCTTATTTTTCTTTTAGCTCTTTGTAAAAATAATGTTGCGTTACCTACAGCTAAAGCATCTACATTTGCAGAGCCATGATTAGATTGTTTCTTAATTAAAATATTAGTTGGAGTAACTGCACTATCTGTACCACCGCCTGATACAGTAAATTCACCACCTGCTGTACCAATAATTAAAGTTCTTGTTGCTGTCATAAAACGAATAGCATTAACTTGGTTAGAAGCAATCGTGTAAACCATTGCATCATCATCAGCTACTGTTCCGCCAATATTTTCATCCATGTTTTCATAATCACCTGATTTAGAAAAGAATATGGTTTGAGGTTGATCTGTTGTTCCTGCAAAAACTAATCGTTGTTCAAAAAAAGTAACGCAAGAAGGATGACCTGTAGTATCTGAAAATGATCCTAGTTGAAAAGCTGCTGTTGCATCTGTATTTGTAAATGCAGTTGTAATTGTAGCCACTGCAACTGTAGCACTTGTTCTTGCTGTAATTGTTGCATAACCACTATTAAAAAAAATTTGTCTGCCTACATCAGTTGCTAACCAACCTACACCACCATTAATTCCTGTAATGGCAGATGCAGTAATATTAACACCTGTTCCTACTCCAGCAGAAGCTGGTGTTAAAGTAGTTGCTGTTGTGTTGGCATCCATAAAAGGTCCATTAGTAAAATCAACATCAGTTAATGTCCATGTAGTGTGAGCTGTCCGAGAAAGTTTTTCTACTTCGTGAGAAGGATGCGTAATATACATAACATCAGCAGATTGTGCAAACTTAATATCAAACAGTTGAGCTGTTGTATAAGGAGTAGCAATTTCATAAACTTTATTAGCTGTTCCTGCTGAACTATAAGCAGTATAACCTGTACTGTTTACATTTGTTCCATCTTTATCTGTTAATTGAAAAGTGTTTGTTGTTACACCTGCAACTAAAAATCTTTTACCATTAACCTGTGTCATTCCTACGACAGCAGTAATAACAACTTCATCTCCATTGGAATAACCATGTGAATTAGAAGTAACCACAGCAGGATTAGCTTGAGTAATTCCTGTTATTGTTTTATCGCCTTCTAAAATTGAACCATTATCTTTATAGAATCTTATTTTTAAATTTGAAAACTCCAACATATAAGTTTGTGTTGTTGAAAATTCAAAAGGAATTAATCTTGTTTTATTATCGCTGTCTGCAACTTCGGCAACAAAACTTGAGCCTGGTCGTCTTGCAGCAGCTCCATGAGGATAGACAACTAAGTTTTCTAAGGTTGAGCAACCTGAAGAATATTTAGTAAGATCATTTCTTCCATCTAATCGTGGAGATAATTCACCACCTGTAAAGTTCGTTAATTGAACTGCAACTCTAGCCATGAATTAATACCTTGAGTTAATAAAAGTTCCAGCATCAATAACATCTGTCATGCCAAGGTCTTGATCTATATTCTGTCCTTCAGTTGAATCTACAAATCTTGCATCTCTTAATTTTTCTTTAAATAACTCATACATATTTTGAGTAGTGTTATTATTAGAAGTGATTGCAAAAGCCATATCAGCAGCAAGAGATGAAGATAATGTTTCTCTTAATAATTCATCATACTCATTAGGATCTGTAATTCTTGCAACATATAAAATTTTCATACTTGATGTGTTACTTAATATTTTTCTACCTTCAACTTTATAGTTTGAATCGTAATCTAATATTCTAAGTAATCTTAAACAATCAGCAGGTAAAGTATATTGGTAAGAAAAACCCCAAGCAGGAGTAGCAACATCTGCTGCGATAGCAATTCTTTTTTGTAAACAATTCCAAGGATGTGTTCTAAATAAGGCATCTCTAACTTGTGTGTATCTTGAATTGCAAAGCCTTGCGTTTTTTGAATCTTCTGTTAGGGAAAGAATTGTTGTTCCCCCTAATTGATTTAATGCTCCATTACAAATTCCAACTACTGATGCCATTGATTATGATTTTTTCTTTTTTGGAAAACCAGCTTTCATATTTGCGTAGGCTTTCTTTGTGATTGTACTTTTCTTTTTTGATCTTGATGTTCCCGCTTTTTTTCTTGCGTTTATATTTCTATATAAGCTCATATTAATCCTTTATAATATATTTTCTTCTTATTTGTCTATCTTTTAATAAGGCAAATATCTCTTCTTCTGTTCGTTCTTCTTTTGTGTCAAAACCATAATGATACTTAGCATCATTTTTAAAGCGGTCCACTAACACATACCTATAAACATAATCGTTTTTTTTAAAATGTAATACAGGTTTTAAATCTTCTATCTTCTTCATACTAAAAGGGGGGAAGTACCGCTAGGCAAGATCCCCCCCTAATATTTGTAACAATTAGTTTATTAATTTACAACGTAATTAATATTCCAATTTAACGATCCAGCAGTACCACCTGTTGCATCAAACGTGATTGCAACATAGTAATATCCACCAGGATCTGAACTGTCTCCAGCTAGTTCCCATACCTTTTTAGAACCAGTGTTTAGATCAGCAGCTTCGAAACGAACATCTGTCATTCCAGCAGCATCTGCTACTGAAGTTGCGAAAGCATCTTCGTCTTTTACCGCACCTGCTGTCGTATAAAGACCAACATTGAAAGTACACGAACCACCGAATGTGTCTGAGCCAATAAATAATTGTGGCACAGCCGCATTACTAGGAATGGGTGCTAACATAACAATGTCGTTATCTGTACTATCTCCAGCAGCAAGTTCTACCGATCCATGAGCAGTTCTAACAACACCAGCCAACTCGGCTGCGTTATTAGCTACTGGTGGAGTCGCTTCGAAATTAGCTACCAGGTCTGTATTTTTAGTTGTCATATTTTATATCCTTCCTATTATGCTTCTGTACATTGTACTTCAAGAACTTTAGCTTCTTCCATTCTAGTAGCACCAATGCTCATGCAGTAGTACACTTGAGTAGCATAAGACTTGTCGCTTCTTTCGTCTATTCTAGCATTAACATCTTTGCCAATACCTAAAGCGATTCCATCTTGTGCGTAAGCTATACATGATCTAGTTGTGCTAGATAATGCAAGTCTATTCGATACAATGAAATTAAAACCAAGAAACGAGTTCACTTCACCATTAGCCAATGCTTTGACTGTGTTGAAATCTGAACTTGTAACCTCAGTTGTTCCTAAGAGATCAGTAATCTGCTTCGGAGAAACGATAATGTTTCTCGGAATTGAAGGATCTATATCAGCTAAATCAAAAGTCTGCTTAGCAGTTCTTAATTTAGCAATCGTTAAACCAACACCGCCATGTGCAATGGCTGTTTGTGCTGATGTACTTGTAGCTCCTGTTTCACCAGTGAACGCAGTTCCTAGTGCAGCAGTTATGATCACATCATCCATAGCTCTTCCCATTGCCATAGCAGCGGCTTGAGCATAAGTTGATGTAGGGTCGATTAAAAGACGTACTTTGTCTTGTTGATCTATTAAATCAGCAAATTCATAATCTGCAAGAGATACTCTACGTCTAGCGTGAGGTGTATCTATTTGCGGAGTGTCTGAATGTCTGCTTGTTTTTTCAACAGCAGTTACTGATCCAACTTGGTCGAAAAATGCGTTTTTTCCAACCACGGATTCAACTCTGACTTTGTCTCTTAATAACGATCCCATTTGTTGAGACAACATTTGAATGTTAGCAGAATACTGCTGTACAAATGCTGTAGTTATTTGTGATGACATATTTGTCTCTCCATATTATTGTTATTATTAAAATAATTCAGAAAGGTTCTCCGTCTGATTAGACAGGCATCTCTTGCATTTAAGGTCTGTTAGACCGCAGTATTGTTTCTTGCAATCAATAAGGTTTTTATCAAATTGTCTTATATAAACCCCTTACATTATTTTTAAAAAAAATACAAGGGGTTTAAAATAATTATTTATTACTCATAGTCATTTCTCTTAAAGTATAAACTTGTTGCACCGATTTATCGTGATCGGGATGTTGTTTATTCCAATAAGGTCCTTGTCTATCGTTGACAATGGTAGCTATTTCAGACTCTAAATCTTTAACTGTACTAACATTTTCACTTTCAGTTGATACAATTTTATCCTCAGACATCATATTTGCAATCTTTGCAAATCCTTTTATGATCTCAGGATGATCTCCAAGCCTTGTTCCATTTTGAAGTGTCATATCTAAAACATCTGCATTGATATTAGCTTGAGCTAATGCTCCTGCTTGTTTTATTTTAGCTTCAAAATCTCTACCCCATTCTTGTCTTAACTGTTGAGTAGCTTGAGCTTGTGCAGTTTCAGTATCAACTTGAGCTTGTTTAGCTGTGCCTTCCATACTGTTTTTATAAAATTCCAATATGCCTTGAGCTTGTTTATTATTCAAACCCAATTTGTGCGATTGCTCGGCAAAGGATTTAATTGCACCCTCATCCATAGGAACAACATCAGATTTAGCTTCTAGTTTATATTTTTCCGCAGATTCTGGTCTGCCTAATTTTGTATAAACTTCATTCCATTGATCTTCTGTTGAGTTATTATTTGGGATAACCATTTTATCCTGACCAATCATTTTCGTTGCGTTAATATAACTTTTAGCTAACGCATCTATCTCAGTAAACTTTTTAATGTTTTGGTCATCTCTATACTCTGGAGAGATTGCATCTTTCCAAGATTTAGCTACAGGAGCTGGTTGCTCAGTAGTAGCTGATATAGTTGTCTCTGTTGTTGTTTCTTGTTTTGTTTCTGGTTGTGCTGTAGAGGGAGTTGTCGTTTCTACAGGCACAGCAGAAGGCTGTGTTGTCTGTTCATTTGACATTGTTATTTTCCTTTTTCGTTATCATTTCGTAGCATAGCTTGAATAAATAGAAGGATGCTACGTTGACCTTCCATATATGCACTTTCATGACTATCCCCTTTTACATTAGTGGTAGTATGATGATGGCATCTCTTTTCTAAATCAGACAATACTTCTTTACCTTCGTCTGAACTGAATATCATTTTATAGTTTGTTTTTAAATTCTTAACGTATTGTTCTAGTTTTTTATTTGCTTCTCCCATAACTATGCAACATCAGCATTGGCTACCGCTTTTGCTTCTTCAGGTAGTGCTTTTGCTAATGGTGCTATATCTCCTCCTGCTTTCGCTAGTTGTTGAACTTGTTGCATTTGTTGCATCTCTTGTTGTTGTTGTTGTGCTTGTTGTCTTTCGGCATTAACTTGACTTTGTGATTTTAATATTTTTTGCGGGACACCCACTATATCAGCTAAGTGTTTAACAAGATTATCAAAATTAACATAATCAAATACAGGTGCTACATTTGCAAGTGAACCTAATATTTCTATTGCTCTCATAATAGATTGTAGCTCTGAAGATTTTTGTGCTTTCGCTAAAGGAGAAACATATTCAATTTCTATATCTCTACCTGATAAAAATTCTGGTGCTTGAGGTAATTGATTGTTTCTTAATAGAATATTAAATACACGATCAATTAAAGGTTTTAATAATTCAGATTGTAATCTACCTAAGACAGGTCCTAGTAATCTCATCTTCTCTTCGTTTCTTTGGATCACTTCAGTTGCTGTCATTTGTGGACCATCTTGCATCATAAGTTGATTAACATAGAATACAGCTCTAATAGCATCTCTTCTTTGCTGCTCCATATTTAAACCTAATGGATTATTTGCACCAATATTTAAAGGTTCAATTCTATCTCTTGTGCCTGATCTATAAAAATTTAAACCCCCTGGTACTGTTCTCACAGGTAATAAAAATCCATCATCAGGAACAAGTAAAGGTGGGTCAACTTGTTTTTGTGCAGCTTTAATTGTAGTCTTAGACATTTCATTTAGCATCTTCACATCTGGCAATGCTGTCATTGCAGGTGATCTTCCATAAATTTCATTTGATGCTTTTAAATATCTTGGGACTACAAAAGGAAACTCTTTAAATCCTGATACTGATAATTCGTTACCTGTTTTAAATTCAATGTAAACAGATTCAAATGGCATATTAGATTTATCTTTTTTTGTAGGATTAAAATCTTTTCTTGGATAAACTGCGTGGATAATTTCTATTTCTTTGTAAGGATCTTTATCAACAATACTTCTAATATCGCTTGATATTTTATCGCCAAATTTTTGCACCGCAGCTCTAGCTGAAATTTTAAATCGTCTGTAGATAGTATCTATTCTACCTTTATCATTTTCTGCAATAAATACTTCATTAATATGTCGTGTTGAAAATTTAATTAAATCAGCATCATCTTCTTCAATAAACATGGCAGCCGTACCAAAGGTAATTAGATCATGGTATAATTCAAATATTTCTTGTTGAAAATTTGATCTATTGAAAGCGGTGTACATTGCATCAGTTGCTGATTCTAACCAAAGTTTTGCTTCATCCTCACCATCAACATCTTCATCTTTAAATCTTAAAGTAAACCAAGGTGTAGAAGGATTAGTCAACATGCCATGAAGTGATGCAGCTAATAATTCTATAGCTTGAATAGGTGAAGAATCAAAAATTAATTCCATTCTCTTATCACCTCTGGCTCTTTGTTTGGTTACATCTGCTTTTCTAGGTTGCATATAATCTGCAACATCTTGCCAATGCGTTTCCCAATTTTGCCTTTGACTTTGCAATTTGTCAAATCGTGATAATAAACTTTTTGTTAAATCTGTTTTTGCCATTATTGTCCTAATAAACTTTTACGACCCAAAGTAATAGTGTCATCCATAATACCTTGAGACCCCGTCATAATTGTTGCCGATCTTCCTTTTCGTTTTGTTAATCTTGAATCATAACCATCTGCACTTGTTGCAGTTGCCTGAGAAACTTCTGCAACTGTTGGAGCTACATTAATAGGTGCAGGTGCTTGAGGTGATGGTCTTGGTTTAACTACTGATGCTACTCTTGCTACTGCTCCACCCATATTATTGTCCTGACACCATAGATGATTTAGTTTCTTTTGTCTCTTTGGCTTTTTTAATTTTTACTTCTGGTTTTTTAATTTCGTTTTCATAAGATATATCTGTGCCATGATCTTTTAATTTATCATAAACTCTTTTATCTTTTGGTTTTTTTTTAAATATCTTTTTAATTTTATCAAACATTTTATGATCCTAATAAAGTTTTTTCTTCTATTTCTGCTTCCTCTTTAACCCCTAAAGGACTTGTTAAGATTGTAGATTTACGACCTTTTCTTTTTCTTTCTCTTGCCGCTTGGTCTGCTGCAATTTGTGCTTTTTCTGCTGCTGATAATTCTGAAGAAGGTGGTTCTGGCAAAGGTTGCACAGGGGGTAACGATGGCATCTTTGGCATTAAAAAACTCATATTATAAAATCCTATATTCATTCTCTGCTACACGTTGCGGAGCAGATTGTCTAGTATTAATTTCTTGTAGTCCCACACTTAGATACCTCATGGCATCACAACCATGTGAACTCCAATCATGTACAGGCTTTGATCTAAACATTCTATTCTTATCAATATACTTCCTGTGATAATGTCTTAACGCATCTATTAGCTTTTTGCAATGGTCTGTATCAATCCAGCAACGAGGTAAGGTCATTGTGGTTGCGTGGATGCCATCTTCTAATGGAATTTTGGGAACAACCTTAAATCTTACTCCTAGCTGGTAAGCTACCTCTCTTCTTGTTTTACCATTGCTAAATTCTGTAACTTCTATATCATGCGGTGCGAAATGATCTTTATAGATATAATCTTTATCTTTTATGATCTGCACATAGTGGGGTAATCCCTGACCTCTCTCTTCATGATAATCAATAATATTAATGCTTCTGCCTAGCTGCTGGAAAAATATAATAGAACTATGATCCGCCACCCCTAAGTCCCAACTGGTAGAAACTGGCAAGGAAGGATCGTAAGGTACTCTTGTTAATTGTTTTCCATCTTCCATCTTTGCCAAGACATCTGCATAGATAGCTCCTTCAATATTAGCAATCCAATCACATTCAAACTCTTGTAGGTACTTCTTCTCACCCATAACTTCTTTTGCTTTGACTAGCTCTTCCTCATCTACTATTTTTGTTTCACTTGCTTTTGCTTTATAGTTAAACCAATCTTCTGCTCCTTGTGCGTGTTGATAGAGTTCATAGAAGTTATTGTTCATGCCTTGAGGTGTACCAATAAAGACACAGTAACCTTTACGATCTGATAATGCAGGTCTAATAATTTCTGGGAAAAGTTTATCGGTTACATTTGCGTATTCATCAATGACACATCCATCCAGGTATATACCCCTTAAGCCATCTGAATTTTCCGATCCTAGTAAAGTAATTCTAGCACCATTAGGTAAATCTACTCTTAGTTCTGTTTCGTTAAATTTGATATAAGGGATCTTATCTGTAAACTGTTTCATATAATCCCAAGCAATACTCTTTGCCTGTTTAAAAGTGGGTGCAATATAAGCGAACCTGGGGTTCTTTTTTTTGGAAAGTAAAGCAGACCTGATTAAATGATTAATCATACATACTGTTTTGCCAAACCTACGATGGCACACCAATACTGACCATCTATGACTATCTATTTGTTTGTGTAGATAACTCTGGTGCTTTCTTGGGGTATAGGGTATTTTAATATCCATATTTAGTGGATCATCTTACTTTGGCTACCATCATCTAGTAAGACCTCAAATCCTAATCTTGACATAATGTAGCTAGTAAATAGCTCAGATGATGCCTTATTTGGAAAGCCTATAAATCTAATAACTACATGATTTGTTTTTTTATCAATGTAGCAAATAGAATCTAGTTCTTCAGATCCAAAGTAATCCATTATGTTATTATTAAAATAATAATAATAGCTAAAACACCAAGCACAACTTTTTTATGATCTCTCCAGTAGTGCTGCATTTCGTGTATAATTGTATTTATATCCATACTTATCTTTAAATTAAAAAAAAAGGATTAGCAAGATACAGATAGGCGACTGTGTCTAAGGGTGTCCTGAAGTCCCATGTATATATACGTATAGTTTGGCGACCAAATTTTGGGGTATAGGGGGTATCTTGCTTTCAAAAATAGAGGGTTTAGCTTTCAATATTACTAACGATAACTTATGATTATCAATACTATTCCGATAACGATCAATTATAGGAAGATAATATAGGTCAGTAATGCTGACCCGTTTGTTATAACGTGAGAAAAGCAGCCGTTGCTGTTTATATTAGAATAGGAACTTTTCAACTACTTCCAGGAATATCTCCAGGAATATTACACATAAAAAAAAACCCTCAATAAAATTAATTATCAAGGGTTTAATTCTTTTAATTGTTTTAATCTATTGTGAATATTCAAGACCAAAGCTTTTTAAATTCCAAGCATCAGTTTTTTTAATCCATTCATAAGTTACATAATCATAATCTTTAAGCATTTTATCAAAATCCATATCTTTATATTTATTTAAAGACATTACATAATCTTGACAATCACTACTTAAATCACTCCATAACTCTTTAAATACATCCGACACATCAACCAATCTTTTTTCAGTTGTAACTTTGCCATTCCATATATTTAAATCGTGGCATTTAACATAAGTATTCATTTTATTTACCCTTTCATTAGTTAATTAATATATACATAACATATATATTATATATGTCAATCACTCTTTTTAACTTTAATAAACTTTAATAATTTATGTTTCTTCTTATTGATATATGAGATCTTAACAGTTTCATTGGGTTTAAACTTACTTGATAATTTTTTTAATAATTTTTTAAAGCTATTAGCTGCAATGGTTTCATTGTCATTAATTAAATAAGAGTATCTCATACTGTTGCAAATATATCACATTTCCAGAAACTGTTGCAATAATATCACACCAATAAATTAATCAAATTAATTATTTTTATGGGTTGACTTCTATATTTAATTTCATTAATCATATACGTAATGGAGTTAAATAAAACAAACAAACAAAAGAAAGGGGTAAAGTATGAAAGCATATAAAACAACAATTCACACTGATGGCGATACTGTCAATGTGGTTCACCATTCAACTAAAATTATTGAGCATAATTTAGTTAATAAAACTATTAAACTTAATAATGATGGTTGGTTTTCTAAAACTACCAAAGATAGAATGAATGCTTACTTTAATGAAAGCAATTTATCAGCTTTTGGAATATTTCAGAAAAAGGGTAATTGGTTCGTTTTAACACCTAATAACGATCATAAGAATGCAATACCTTATGAAAATAATATGATCTTAGAGGTTGCTTAATTTAACTATTGATATGTATATACTTTGTATATACTATCATCAAAACAGAAAGGGAAAAAATGAAAATAAAAGATTTTAAAACAGCAAAAGACTTATTCGCTAAAACTTATAATAGAAAAATTTATGATTTCATGGATTTTGGTGAAATAAGCCGTATGAAAAAAGTAACACAAGTAAGACAAACACAACAAAAAGAAAGGAACAAAAAATGATTGTTGACCACATACTATTCACACCCATTTTGGGTTTAATAGTTTTGACAATAATGTTTTTGTTTTTAGATTAACAATAACAATGAAAGGGAAAAAAGATGAATAATAAAAGATATAAACTATCAGTAGGACATAACGAAACGCATCAATTACATTGTGTTATAAATGAAAATGCTTACAAAAATGAAGATGAAATTATTGCAGAATTTTCAGATTATAATATGTGCAATAAATTTATAGATAATTTTTTTATACCTATTCAAAATAAAAAAGGTGAATACAAATATAGTATTTATAAAAAATAACCAAGAAAGGAGAAAAAAGTATGCTAACAATTAATCTACTAATCATTTTAGGGGGAGCAATTCTTTTTGGGTTGTTTCTCTTAATGGTTAAGAAGCTAGATCAAAGAGAGGATTTTGATACAAGATATAGAAAACAAGAACAATGGAGAAAGGGGAAATAAATATATGACAAAGAAAAAAATAATGTTATTTGCTCAGTTAGTCAGCGAAATTGACATATCTAAATACAAGCAAAAAGAATATGTTAATATTGTTAAAGCTATTTACTGGGAAATCTTTGGGAAAAAAGTATGAAACTAGAAAAAAAAATAGATTTAGAGTGGTTAAAGAAGCAAACTATTTTAAATATAATAAGTGCTAGAGGTGTTATTTTTACTTATTATAAACATAAACAACAACAAGAAAGGGAAAGTTATGAGCAAAAAAAAAGACAAAGCATTAACCAATGTAATAAACTTGTCATTAGATAAATTAGATAAAATGATGATTGGTATTGAAAATAGTAAAGATTGGAAGATATGTAAGCAAGATAACACATCTTTATCTTTTGTTATCTCTATTTTAATTAAAGAGTTAGCAATACAAATGGCTTCAATGCAAGATGTTTCTTTTGTCAAAAAAGAATTAAAAGA